CACCTCGGCATCCGAGCCGGTAAAGATCCCCGCCGCGCTCACCGAAACCGACCGCACCCCCGCGCCCGACAGCAGTTCGCGCCAGCCGCCCGACTCCTTGGTCGTGACGTTCACCGCCTCGCCGTTCACGGACAGCTGCGTCGTGCGCAGCCCGGCGACGGTCCGGTATGTCGGCGGCGCCGACCCGTCCCCGATCTTGAGCAGAAAAGCGCTCCCATTTTCGATTGCCATCGTTTATTCTCCTCAACACAAGATCATCCGAAAAACGGGGAGAAAGAGGATGCTCATCGCCAGCCTGCTTCTGGTTGCCATGGCGCAATCGCCATCCGCCGACGTCGCCACGGCGCGCGTCGCCTTCACCAAATGCCTGCACGCCGACATGAAGAAGTCGCTCGAGGCCAAAATGACCCCGGCCGACTATGAAACCGCGATCAAGGCCGCCTGCCAGTCCGAACGCGACGCCTTTCGCAAGGCGGTGATCGCGCTCGACAAGGCGAGCGGCGACTCCGACGCCGACGCGGCCGAGGACGCCGACATGCAGGTCGAGGACTATCACGAGAACTTCGTCGAGAAGTTCACGGACTATACAGAGACGAATACCATGCCAGCCGCCTAGCTCAGACGGCGAAGCAGCGGCAGCGCAGCATATAGTCCTGTCGCCAGCCGCCCTCGCGGCGCAGCGCGAACCGGCTGCGCAGGAGGCGCGCCGCGACGATCTGCCATCCGTCGGCTGCCCCGCGAAGCGCCGGCACGATCGCCTCGATCCGCGCCGCCGCCGCGCTAGGCCCGTCAGGATCGACGCCGGTAAGCGTCAGCGTCAGGCGCACCTCGCGCCCAGCCCGATCCTTGGTTCCCCAATCGCTTCCCTCGGCGGCGCCGACGGCGACATAGGGCATCGCCCCGCGCCGCGGAACGCCGTCGAACACGCCATGCACCAGCGCGGCAAGCTCGCCGTCCTCGGCCAGCAGGCTCAGCGCCCGCGCGCGCAGCGCCTGCTCGGCGCTCATGCCGCGCCGCCCAGGCTCATCCGCCGCCACGGCTGCCACAGCGCCGCGACCGCCGCCGGCGGGCCGCTGCCGCTCCCATCGCGCGCTTCGTGCAGATGCTGGACCAGCCGGACGATCCCCTGCCGGATCGCTTCGGGCACCTCGTTCGGCCCCGCCGCGATTCCGGCGCGATAGCCGACGCGCAGCCGCCCGCCGCCAACCGCGCCGCTCAGCGTCAGCCGCCCCGTGCCGTCGCGCCCGATCGCCAGCCGATAATCGCCATCGCCGAGCGCCGTTTCGCTCCCCTCCTCCGACAGCAACGCGGCCGTATCGACGCCAACGACCGGCCGCACGCCGAGCTGCACCGCACCCGGTCCGACGGAAAGCACCTCTTCGACCGCACTGACGATCAGCCGGCACCCGATAAATGCCTCGCAGATATTGGTCGCAGCGCGGATCAGCTGCGCGACCACCGCATCATCGATCGACGCCCCCATGCGCAGCCAGCCGCGCGCCTCGTTCAAACTCACCGGAGCCTCGCCCGGCGTCAGGGTTGCGCTCATCATCGCTCCTCCACCCGCACGCTCATCGAACGCTCGTCGATCTGCCCGTCGCTCAGCGTCACCCGGTTGGTGACGCGATAGACGCGCCCGGCGATCCCGCCGGTCAGCGTCACCGTGCTCTGCAACAGGTCGTGCGCCGATGCCGCGACGCTCACGCCGCCCGCCTCGTCGGGCTCGGCGCTCCAATCGCTAGCGGTCACCGCCTGCCCCGCGGGATAGGCGGCGCTCCAGTCGAATTCATAGTCGATCCGTGTTCCCGGATCCTTGACCAGCAGGGTCATCGCCGTTCCTTTCTTCAGGGTTTGTGCAGCGTCAGCCGCCGTATGCGCTCGCGCGTCGGCCGTGCGACGGTCCGAGCGAGGCGCGGATCGGGGCCGCCCCAACTGCTCGCCAACTCACGCCGCGAGGCATCGCCGATCGCCTGCGCCGACAGCGCCGCTCGGCCGATCACGCGCTCGCCTCCAGCGCCGCCAGCCGCGCTTCCTGCGCGGCGATCAGGAACAGCGCCAGCTGGTCGGGGCGAATACCGAACCGGTCGCCCGCCGCGCGAACGCTTGTCCCTTCGGCGTCGCTCTCCTCGCCCCACCGGTCGTAGCATAAAAAGGCATAGCGGCTGTCGGGCGGCTCGCCGGGGGCCACCGGCGCGATCAGGCCTTCGTCGGCCATGATCGACCAGACCGCCTGTGCCCGGACACCGAAGTGATACCGGGCCGCTTCGGCGCCCTTCGCTTCGATCTGTGTCAGCCACTGGAAAAACCCCAGTTCGGCGGCGATGCGCCGGCCGGCGCGCCGCTCGGCCGCGTCGGGCGCGCCATGCCACAATTTTTCGCGGGCATCGCAGGTGTTGATCGTGCCGGTGATGGCATAAATCTGGCCCGGCCGGTTGGCGGCAGCCCCGATGTTGAACGCATTATCGGTGCCCGGGTAAAAGGTGCCCGTCACGGCCGAGACGCGCCACTCACCGGCATCGGTGCGTAGAACGAGATTCGACGACGCCGCCGAGACGATGTTGGTAAAGGTGGTGAACCACCGCATCCCGCTCGCGCCCAGATCCTGAGCCGCATTCGCGCCCGGCTGGACCGTTCCGGCCGACGTGATGCGCAGATGCTCGCCAGCGTCGCCGACGCGGAACACGATGTTCCCCGCGCCCGCGCCGTTGGTCACGGCTATGGTGCCCGTGCCGGAAGCCCCCGAGGTCTCCAATCGTAGCCGGATAAGCCCCGAGGAACCGATCTGGATCGCGCGATTGGCACCGCCGCTGACCCCGCCGACGACCAGGTCGGCAGGCGCCGTCGTGGTGCCGAGCAACAGCCGGCCGCTCGCATCGACCCTCGCCTTCTCGGCGCCGCCGACGGCGAATCCCAGCGCGTCGGACGACGGCCGGAACAGTCCGGTGTCGGGATCGGCCGAAAAGCTGAGCGAGGGCGCCGCGGCGGTCCCCGCCTGCGCGCCGAGCGGACCGGCGAGTTCGTGGCGCCCCGCATCGCTCAGGTAGGCCAGCGCCGCCAGCGGCAGATTGACCCAGCCGGTCGCGCGCCGCACCGTCACCAGGTCGCCCGCCTCCCCCGTCGCCACCGCATCATGGCTCGTCGACAGCGGCTGCTTACCCGCGAGCGCGGCGTCTGCCGCCACCGCCCCCGCATCGCTCGCCGCGAACCAGTCGGCCCCGACGGTCAGCGCGATCGTCTTCAGTCCCGGCGCGAAGTCGACGAAACCGTTCGCGGCGCTCGACGCTGCAACGCTGTCGCGCTGCAACCGCCCCTCCGCGTCGATCCGGCCCCGCCCCGTTTCCCACTGGTCGGGCCAGGCGACCCCCGCGATCGCATAGTGAAACGGCGTATCCACCGGCACCGCATCGGTAAAACGCCGGTGCCCCGGCACCGCACCGTTCGGCATCAGCGCCCCGGTCCCGCCCGCCTCGCACAACTCGCGCACCAGATCGGCAAAGAAAAGCGTCGGCATGGCCAGCTCATCCTTTCGGAAAATACAAAAATGTCGGAAAAAAGCGATCGACGGCCGCGAATTTGGCTCGGGTCCATCGATGGCCGAATCGGCTGCCAATTTCGGTCAGTCCGAGCCGAAAAGGGTGACGTCCCGCGACCCGCAGCGCAGCGTGCTTCTGCACGTGAGCAGCGGAAGCGCGGAACGGCGCCATTTGCAGGCCGGAATGGGCGGAATTGGCAGCCGATTCGTTGACGCCCGGCCCTCCCCCGAAAGGGCAGGGAGCGCGGGCCGGGCGCCCTCGCGCGCCAGCGCTGCTTAGCTGGCGGCGAACTTCATCAGCTTGATCGCGTTCGTATCGACAATCGCGCCGCCCACCCTTTTGGTTGCATAGAAATGCACGAAGGGCTTGTTGCTGAACGGATCGCGCAAAATGCGCGTCTCGCCGCGGTCGGCGATCAGATAGCCGGCACGGAAATTGCCAAAGGCGATCCCCAGGCTGTCGGCACCGACCGCCGGCATATCCTCGGCCTCGACCACCGGATAGCCGAGCAGGCTCGCCGCCTGCCCCTCGACCAGCCCCGGCTGCCAGATGAAGGCGCCGTCGCTGGTCTTGAACTTGCGGATGCGCGCCAGCGTGTCGCTGTTCATCACCCAGCACGCGCCCTGCCGATAGGGCGCGCGCAGCGAATGCACCAGCTCGATCAGCCCGTCCTGCGGGCTCGCCGCGGCAAAGCCGCCCGCCGCGCCGCTCGCGACATATTGCAGCGTCCCGAACGCGCGGCTCGCGTCATCCTCGTCCGTCACGGCATAGGAAAGAAAGCCCTTGGGCCGGTTCGTCCCGTTGCCGCTCACGAACGCGGCGCCCTCGGCGACCGCGAATTCGCGCGCGATCTCGTCGGCGAGCCAGTCCTCGACGTTGAACATCGCATCGTCGAGCATCGCCTGGCTCGCCGCCGGATTGGCGTAAAGCTCGCCCGACGGCGGCGCGATCTCGGCAAAGCTCCTCGTATCGGTCTCGGGGCGCGCCGCGGTCTCGCCGACCCAGCCCGCCTCGGTCGCGCCGGTCGCGATCAGCTTGCGATAGCCGCTCGTCCCCGTCTGCACCACCGTCGCGATGCCGCGGATCGGCGACAGCGATTTCAGCGTCGCGGCAATGCTCCCGTCGATCTCGCGCGGCACCGCATAGCCGCCCTCGCCGCCCGACGCCCCCGACAGGCTCTTCATCTCGACGCCGGCATCGATCCCGCGCCGCAGATAGCGCTCGACAAAGGCGTCACGCGCCGGATCGGCCGCCTTCGCCCCGTCGAGCGGCAGCCGCGACGCCGCCACCGTCTGCGCATCGACTTGGCGCTGCAGCGCCGCGACCGACGCCTTCAACTCGTCGACCGCTTCGGCCGCCAGCACCGCATCGAACGCCCCGTCGAGCGCATCGGCCTTCACTTCCATATCGTCCATTCGCTTCACTCCTTCCAACAACCCCGGAACCCGGAAAAGTTCCGCGCAAAGGCGCAGAGACCGCAGAGCAATGAAAAGGGCGGCAAAGCCGCCCAGATCCACCCTCGCCACCTGTCTCCGCATCGCCGCGCAAGGGCTCAAATCCTCTGCGCTCTCTGCGCCTCTGCGCGAATCCTCTCCCTGCCCACAGGCAGGCTCTCCACCGCAATCACCCGCGCCGCCGGCTGCATCGGCATCGCGACCAGGCTCACTTCGGCAAGGTCGAGCGCCAGCAGCTCGCGCGGATTGCTCCCGCGTGCGCCGCGCACCCGATACCCGAACGACAATCCCGTCAGCGCCCCGCGCGCCACCAGCCCCGCCGCGGTCGGGTGCGTCACCCGCGCGACGACGCGCAGCCCGCGCGCATCCTCCGCCAATGCCTCGATCACCCCGACGACCGCCCCCGCCCGATGCTGCCACAGCAAAGGCACCGCGCGCCCCGCGCGCAAACTCGCCGCAAAAGCTCCGCTGCGCACGACATCGCCCCCGCGATCGACCCGGTCGAACACCGACGCATAGCCCGCAAAGCGAACCGCAAGGGGTTCACGCGGAGACGCGGAGGTGCGGAGAGGCTCCGTTTCTCCGTTTGTGCTGAGCTTGTCGAAGCACTGCCCTTGTATTCCGCCGATGACGAGAAAGAGCGGCCCTTCGACAAGCTCAGGGCGAGCGGATGAGGGGGATATTCTCCGCATCTCCGCGTCTCCGCGTGAACCCTTTTCAAGCCGAGCCGCCGTTGTCACTTGAGCAGCCCCGGCAACCCAAGCTTCACCGCCAACCCGACGACGACGAGCGCGAGCGCGCCGCGCACCGCCCAGTCGACGACCGCCGCCCACACGCTCTTCTTCGCGTCGCGCCACGCGCCGAGCAGCTGCCTGAGATCGCCGATGTCGTCGCGCGCCGCTTCGTCGGCGAGCCCCAGCCGCGCCAGCGCCCGCCGCGCCCCCAGCTCGCTCGCCTCCTCGACCAGCGCGCGCAGCACCGCCGCATCGGCCGCACCGCACGCTGCGGCCGCACCCGTCCCCGCCAGCGCAACCAAGCGCGCCAGCGCCTCTTCCTCGTCCATGTCGATTTCCCTTCGTCATCCCGGACTTGATCCGGGATTCACAGCGGCGCCGAAGTCGTGGAACCCGGATCAAGTCCGGGTTGACGAGGGTGGCTTAAAGTCCACCCCCAACAGCGCCTTCTTCTCCTCCGCCGTCAGCCAGTCGGCCCCCGACACCTCGCGCCACAGCGCCATGCGGTCCTCGGCGAGCGCCGGCACCCGGTCGAGATCGACGCGCAGTTCGGCGCCCTCGAACCAGCCCGCCAGCCCCTGCGAAACCGCCCCCAAAATCTTCGCGCACAGGGGCAGCACGGTCAGCCGCCACAGCGCGCGATTGGCCTCGCGGTAATTGGCATAGGTCGCATCCCCCGGCAGTCCGAGCAGCATCGGCGGCACCCCGAACGCCATGGCGATCTCGCGCGCCGCGCTGTGCTTCAGTTCCAGGAAATCCATCTCGGCGGGCGACAGCGACAACGCCTGCCACTTGAGGCCGCCCTCGAGCAGCAACGGCCGCCCCGCATTCGCCCCGCCGGCAAAGCTCTCGGCGAGTTCCTCGCGCAGCCGGTCGACCTGCTCGGCCGACAGCGGCATCCCCTTGTCGCCCGGATCGTGGACGAGCGCCCCCGACGGCCGCGCGGCATTGTCGAGCAGCGCCGCGTTCCACGCCGCCGCGGCATTATGCGCCGCGATCGCCCCCGAAGCCGCGCCCAGGCTTCCCGCGCCATAATGATCGTCGAGCGGATGCAGCGCCTTCACATGCACGACCGCCACGCGCCCCGCGCCATCCTCGGCCGGCAGCACCACCGCCTCGCCGCCCGCCTTGTAGCGGTAAGCGACCGGCCACCCCCGCGCATCGGCCTCGACCGTCACCCGCTCGGGCCGCAGCGCAAACAGCTCCGCCGGCGCCCCCGCGCCGTCTGCCAAAATCTGCACATAACCATTGCCATGCAACAACAACTGCGACGCAAGCGTCTCGACGAGCCCTTGCCCGCCCGAGCTCGCCCCGACGAGCCGCAGCAACGCCGGATCGCTCGCCGCCAGCGGCGCCGCCCCCGCCGCCTCGGCGACGAGCCGAACTGCACGTTGCACGATCGCATTGCCCAGATAACCCGCGCGCACCTGCGCCTCGAACGACAGCGGCGCGGGCGCACTCCAGCCCCCATACACACGCGACAAAGCCGGCCGCGCAGAAGACTGCGCAGCCTTGCGGCCAAACCAGTTCATGATGTTCTCCCATTGGACAGCGCCGCGACGCCGCAATCCCTACCATCGTCGACCCGGGCTCGACCCGGGGCCTACTCATTGCTCCCTTCGTCACCCCGGACTTGATCCGGGGTCCATTTGCACCGGCGGCGCCGTGGATCCCGGATCAAGTCCGGGATGACGAAATGAGTCTGCAATCGCTCCCCTTATCCCTGCGCGGCGCTGATAACTCTATAGTGTGAGGACTGCGCACTCGGCGATTTCTACGCCGAATATACCGGCGCAACCTTGACCATATTCCGCTCGCCAATAATCATAGCCGGCCTCGAACGAATAGGTTGAGCGTGAAATCCCGTGTAGTTCACTGACGCTTCGGCAAAAGGCATTCCGGCTGAACGGCATATGCTCGACAACGGCTTCCCCTTGCTCGTCGATCAAGGCGATATGGACGATATCATCGGTTCCGATCGTCTCTGTGCGCAGAACCAAGGCCTTACACCGCCCAACCTTTTCACTATTCTTTACAAGCCATATCTGACCTGCCTTGATGTCGAAGTGATGGCTCACGGCGCGCCTTTCATTCCGGGCATCTAGGAAGGGACATCGTGCTCGGTAAAGTCTAAACCACCCGCACCCCCGGCTCGCGCCCCTTCCGCAGCCCCTCCAGCAACGCCGCGATCGCCCACACGCACGCATCAGCCCGATCCGGCGAGCGCCCCGGCCCCGCATAGCCGCCGCCCGTCTGGAACCCGCAAAGCTGGTCCTCCAACGCCGCGAACACCCCCGCATGCACCACCTGCCCGCGCTCATAGGCCAGCGCCACCGGCTCCGCCCGCCGCCCCTTGCCGACGCTCGCATGGACCGCACGCACCGGCAGCGTCACATCGGCCTGCGCCAGCGTTCCCGCGACCATCTCGCCCCCCATATTGCTTTCGGCGACCACCCGGTCGGCGCTCCAGCGCGCCGCGGCGGCCGCGACCGCCTGCGCCCAGACGAGCGGCGCCGCCTTTTCGACGCTCGCATCCTCGACCACCGCAATCCGCCCATCGCGCAGCAGCGCCGCGACGACGATCCCGCACGCATCGCCGGTCGCCGTCGCCGGCGGATCGACCCCGATCACGACGCGCACCGGCTTGCCGACCGCATCGGCCCCGGCGCGGCAGCGTTCGATCAGCGCGCGCGTCCACAGCGCCCCCTCGACATCCTCGAGCATTTCGCCGTCGAGCTCCTGCCGCCCGAGCCGCGTTCCACCGTAAATCCGCCGCATCGCCGCGAGCCAAGCCCCCGACAGGTTGAAGCGGTTCGCACCCGTCGCGCCGCCGGTCGGCGTCACGCCCGCTTCGTTCATCAGCCGCCGCACCAGCGGCACCGCGCGCGGCGTCGTCGTCGCGACGACGCGCGGCGCGTGGCCGATCCGCATCGTCAGCATCAGATTGTCCCACGCCGCCTCGCCGTGCGGCCATTTGGCGATCTCGTCGCACCAAGCCGCGCCATGTTCGGGGCCGCGCAGGCTTTCGGGCTCGGCCGCTGAAAACAGCGTCGCCACCGCACCGTTCGCCCAGGTCAGCCGCCTCAGGCTGCTTTCATAGACCGGGCGCGCCCAGCCCGGCGCAATCGCCAGCAGCCCGCTCTCGCCCTCGACCATCACCTGCCGCGCCTCGTGGAGCGACGCGGCGACCAGCGCGATCCGCGCGCCCGGCGTCGTCTCGGCGAGCGCGCGTACCCATTCGGCCCCGGTGCGCGTCTTGCCAAAGCCGCGCCCCGCTAGCAGCAGCCACACGCGCCAGTCGCCCGGCGGCGGACGCTGATCGTCGCGCCGCCAGAATTCCCAGTCGGCGAGCCATCGCTCGGCCTTCGCGTCGTCCAGCCGCCGCAACCACGCGTCAAGATCGCTGGACGACCCCTCCGCCCATTCGATCGCGCGCTTCAAAATCCGTCGTTCCCATCGTCGTCGGCGCCCGACGCGCGCTCCTCCCGCACCCGCGCCTGCATCGCGCGCAGCTTCACCGCGAGGCGTGCCTTCGCATCGCCTGCCCCGCCCGTCGCCCCCGCGCCCGCCGGCGCGCCGCCGCGCACCGCGGCGCGATGCGCGGCAAGCAGCGACAGGCCGAGCCGGTATTTCTGCGCGCGCGACTTCAGCGTCGCTTCCTTCACATTGCCGTTCGGTGCGACCAGCGCCTCGGACAACAGCTCGGCCTCCAGCCGCGCATAGCCCTCGCACAGCGCCTCGTGCCAGCGCTTGGAAAGGGCGGTATTGCGCCGCCGCTCGCGGTACATCGCATTGGCCGACACCCCCGCCGCGCGCGCCGATGCGGCGACGTTCGAGCTTGCCGCGAGTTCGTCGAGAAAGACGTCCATTTGCGCACGGTCGGGGCGCCCGACCCGCTTTGCTCCATTTGCCTTCACGCGCCCCAT